GATTTTAGACTTGTAAATAATAGAGTCTATTTTTTTTGCATTTTTTTAGTATATTGTGTATAAAATTAAAATTTATTGTTCATAATTTATTGTTTTTGATTAAATTTATCACTTTAAAAAATATTTTGTCGATTTTTGTATACAGTAACGACATTCCGTATCTTGTGGATAATGTTGTTACTGTTTTTTTATTATGTCTAAAAATCAAAAATAAATTAGTATTATTATCTCAATCAACAAACTTTTTTTATTAATGATTGATAGATAGTATAGTTGGTTAATTAGAAAGAAGTAAGTATGATTATATATAGTGCGGAAATAAATTTCCTCACATGAAAATTATGAACGGAAAATAGTTTCCTCACATGAGAGTTATGTAAGGAAATAAATTTCCTCACATGAAAATGGTGCTGAGAGTGTAAAATAACACTCTTTTTTATTTTTTAGAACATAAATAATCCGTCTTAGTATAATACCTCAGATAAAAAAATGAAGGGAGTTCTATGCTGTGGCTCAATATAAACAAGTCAAATCTTTCTCTTTTACAGGGAAATTAATTTTTAAAGAAGAAAATTTATTAAAAACAAAAGATGGAAGTTCATGGCGCAGATTACAATTCGGAATTACTGACGGTGTAACAACACAATACGTTGAAGTTTCAGAATTCGGCGCAGGACGTGATTTTGAAACACAAGTTAATAAGGCTTCAGGTGATGGATTTGAAAAAGAAATCATTTCATGGTCAGACCGTCACAATCCAAAAGTGATTGAAAAAGTTGCAGGTTTCCGTCAATTAACTTTAAATTTAGGTTCTGATAAAGAAACTAAACAAACTTTCATTCACCAACACGATTTTATTGAAGCATTTATGACTGCTGTACAACAAGGTCAATTAACAAGTACAAAATTTGTTGATGGTAAACCTACTGGTGGATCAACAGTATATGTTTCAGGTCAAATTAAATTCAATTTATATGATGGAAAAGTAACACCTGTATTCCAGGTTCAAAACTTTATGACTACAACAGCAGAAAAATATAACTTTAATGGTGGATTAACTGTTGTATTCGCTCCTAATGCAATTGAAGATGATGAAGAAAATAAAAAATTATACGTTAATTGCCATGTACAAGATTTCTATAAAGAACAAGGTGCTGAAAAAGGTAAAAATACGATGATGAAACAAGTCTTAGTATTACCTTACGGTGACATGGAAAAAGGTGAAGCCTATCGCACAACTCTTAAAAAATACATGGAAATTGAAGAAGGTTATAAATCAATCTACTTCGGTGTGAAATTCTTCAAAGGTGCTGAAGAAGTTAAAGATTTCAAACCAACACCAGAACAATTAGAACTTGTTGAAATGGGATTATTAACTATGGAAGAAGTTGAAAAACAATCTGGTGTAGTTGGAAAAATGAAAACTGAATTACGCATTGCAGGTGTAAATACAAAAGGTATTTATTCAAAAATCGTAGCAGATACACCATTCTTACCTTCTGATTTCGGTGTCGCAACTAATGATGAAATCAACTTATTTGACGATGGATCAAATGGAGATTTCTTCTTAGATGATGAAGAATTACCGTTTTAGTAGGAGGATTGACTAATGGCTATTGGAAAAAAGAATAAAGTACGTGCAGATTTAAGTAATTATTCAGTGTTATTTAACGGAATTGCAGGAATTGGTAAAGTTTTGCCGTCTTAGTCGGTAACGATTAGGATTATCAGAGGGCGAAATCGGTGAACCCTAAGTCATTTGATATGGGGATGCCGAGGTAATTAACTAGATAACGCAAGGCTAGTTAACACCGTAGAGCGTAGATGGTGAATAAATATAATCCATTCAAGAGCGTCCTCCGTCCTACGGGATGAAAATGTACGCCAAGCTGAGTATGAACTGACATACTGATGAAAATGAGGGAAACTTCCAGAGCATAGGATAAAAAGCCTATGGTTAATAACAATCTGAAAACAACATTATTTTTTGATGTAGCAAATTCGTTATATGGTGAAGATGGGGGATTACTTATTTCTGTTGGTGAAGAACCAAGACCACATCACATTCCAAACGCATTCTATGATGAAGTTGACACATTTGGTCAATTAATCAAAATGGTTGATGAGTTGTGTAAGCAACGCAATGGAGCTTACTCAAATATTCGTTTAATTGGTATTGATACAGTTGATGAAGTATTCAAATTAGCAGAGGCTTATGTTATCGCTGAATATAATGCTTCAGTTGAAGATGCAAGTAAGCGAACTAACACAATCCGTAGAGCTTATGGTGGTTATCGTGCAGGTGAAGATCGTGTTAAAGATTTAGTAGTTAAGACATTATTCAAACTACGAAAATATAACTACGGTTTATTCATGATTGGTCATACGAAATTAAAAGCTAAACGTGACAAGTTAGAAGAAGTTGAATACGAACAATTAACATCAAATTTAAGTGCTGACTATTACAACACACTTAAAGATAAAGTTAATGTGGTAGCAACAGCATACGTTAAACGCAACTTCAATAATACGAAAACTGAAAAAGACCAATACACGAAAAAAGACAAAACTGTTGGGGAATTAATCTCAGAACAACGTGTAATTGTATTCCGTGATGATGAGTTTGCAATTGATTGTAAATCTCACTTCCCTGACATTGTAGAGTCTTGTGAATTTAGTTCTAATGCTTTCATTACTGCTATTACTGATGCAATTAAATCTCAGTTAGCAAAACAACACAATGTAACAATTTCTGATGAACAATTAAAAGAAATTCAACAGGAACAAATCAAAGAACGTGATGAGATTGTTGAAGAAATGATTCAAGAAGAAATTAAAGCTGAAAAAGCAGAAGAGTTAACTTCAAAACGTCAAGAAATGTTAGAGACGATTAAGAAAAATCAAAAATTAATCGAAAAATCTAAACTTGATGAAATTCGTGAAATCTTAAAAACAGTAGGAAAACCACTTACCGAATTAGATGATGAAACTTTAGCAACAGTTTATGATTTAGCGAAACTTTAATAAATAAAAAAGGGGAGAGTGATCTCCCCTTACTTTAAAAGGTGATGGAATGAAGCCTAATAGAAATTCTAGTTGTCGATGTAGATGGTGTGGGAAATCTAATCTAGTTAAAAATTCATTAGTACATATCACTCCTAACAATTTAAATATGTATTTCTGCAATGATGAATGTTATAAGGCTATGTCTAGGGATGAATTATTAGCTTGTGAAATCGAATATATGTTTATTTCCATGCTGAATACCAAAGGTATGACGAAAAGCCTTAAAACTTATATTCAAAATCAGATCAAACCATATAAAGATAACGATAGACTTCTAGCACTACACAGTGTTTTCAAGAACAAACATCAATTCTTTTATGAATACTTAAAAGATAAATCATTCTCTAATTCAACAGTTAAAGCTAAATACATTTTTAAAAGTATTGAAAATGATGTTGAAAAGGAATATCAAGCCTTAACTAAACTTGAACAAGTTAGAGAAATCAAAGAAGAACAGACTCATGATGTATGTGAATTAAAACAAACTAAGCGAAAAAGAATTAGAAACATTTCAGAGTTTTTATAGTGGGGGATTTATGAAAGGTTATTGGTGCAATATCGTAGTCGTTAATAAATATTCGATGGAAACATTTCATATCGACACTTTAAAAGAAGATTTATTTGAAGTTATTTCAAGATTATCAAATGAAAAGAAGACATTTTACGTCAATTTAATGTTGGATGAGCTATGTAAAGACTCGATGTATTTTGAAAAAGGGGAAAGAAAATGGTAGTGATTAAAAATGGAATTAAATCAAATTTATAACAAAGATGTGCTAGAACTTATAAAAACAATGAGTGATGAAAGCATTGATTTAATTGTGACTGATCCACCCTATAAAGTTACAGCGAGAGGTAATGCAGGAAATAGTGGTGGTATGATGCAAGATAAATTATCGATGCAGGGTAAGATTTTCAAACATAATGATATTAAACCAAGCGAATATATTCCTGAGTTCTATCGCTTATTAAAAGACGGTTCTCATTGTTACATTATGACAAACCATGTTAATTTACATGAAATGTTGAATGTGGCAAAAGAAAGCGGATTTCATTTTATTAAATCTCTTGTTTGGAATAAGGGAAATAAAATTATGGGGCAATATTATATGTCACAATTTGAATATATTTTGTTTTTCAGAAAAGGTCGAGGAAAGAAAATTAATAAATGCGGAACTGCTGACATTTTAGAAATTCCTAATAAAAAGACTAAGGGTGAAGATGGAAAAAATATTCATGACACTGAAAAGCCTGTTGAATTAATGAAAGTGTTGATTGAAAACAGTTCAAATATTGATGAAGTAGTATTTGAGCCATTTATGGGGGTTGGTTCTACAATTATGGCTTGCATAGAACTAGATAGAAAATATATTGGCTGTGAAATTGACGAAAAATACTACAATATCGCTAAAAATCGCATTGAAAACACAATTAATAGTGTGTCAAATGAGTAACTGATTAAAATGATGATTTTATTCATAAAAAATGCCATTTTTTAGCCAATTTTCGTCATTTTTCGACAAAATTCGACATAAAAATAGGTAAAATTTGTATAAAAATTGTATAAAATTTGTGTAAATTTCAAGTTTAAGTGGGGGAAAAATGAAATGGAGAAAATTAGAGCTAATATTCCTGAAAAATACTTAGAAAATCGAGACACAATCGAAGGACGATTAATTTTAGCATTTTGGAAACAACCAGAATTATTAGATGAGTACAAATTAAATCCAAAAGATGATCTGGTCAATGAAGATTCACGATTGCTTTATAATTTAGCAGTAAAAATGTATGAAAGCGGAATTATTGAGTTTGACTTGGTTTCAGTAGAGACTTATTTAGAAAAATACCCACGATTATTAGAAGAAATTAATGAAAATGGTGGGGTAAAAGAATTAATTCGTAGTGCTAATACAATTAATACTGTTAATATTGAAAACTATTATGACGATTTACTGAAAGCAAACTATCTAATCGACTTATATTTCACTCAAAAGCAGTTAGTTTCTGATTTTGATAAGATGAAAAACATGACAGACTCATTATGTGTAGCTGACTATGTAGAACATCTAGTAGGGGAATGTGCTAGTTCTAAGATTATGAAAAAAGTAGAAGTTAATGAATTATACATTAGCGATCAATTACTCGATGAAATTATTCAGGGAGAGCTAATTGAAACCATTTCATTCGGTGAATATGCACCTAAATTAAACGATATTGTATACGGATGCCCGTTAAGCATGGTAACAATGATTTCAGCACCCTCTGGATGTGTAGACTGCGAAACAGAATTCTTTAATGGTTCACAATGGAAGAAGATTTCTGATTATCAACCAGGCGATAAAGTGCTTCAATATAATGCAGATGGAACAGCAAATTTAGTTTATCCATTGGATTATATTAAGAAACCAGAAGAAAAGATGTATCACTTCAAAAGTAAATATGGGTTAGATCAATGTTTATCTGCCGAACATGACGTGGTTTTACATTCTAAATATCGTGGAATGTATAAAATTCCTATGCATGAATTAATCGAGAAACATAATCGTTTGAAATATGGAATTGATGATGACTTCATTACAACTTTTGATTATAGTGGTAGCGGAATTTCATATACAGATGATGAAATTAGATTAATGTGTGCGATTGTATGTGATGGAAGTTTTAAAACAGATGGTAAAACAAATTGGTGTAGAGTTAATTTAAAGAAACAGCGTAAAAAAGAGCGATTAAAAATGTTATTGAATAACTGTGGGATTGAATATAAAGAGCGTGATAAAGATAACGGTTATACTGTATTTAAATTCTATGCTCCAATTCGCATGAAAACTTTTGCACCAGATTGGTACAATTGTACAAAAGAACAATTTAGAATTATTGTTGACGAAATCATTAAATGGGATGGTCATGTCGGTAAGAGAAAAAGTGGCAAAGAAAGTTGGAGATTTTCTACAACAGATAAAGAAAATGCAGATTTTGTACAATTTGCACTTAGCAGCATTGGTTATCGTTCAACAATTGCTATTTTAGATCGAGTTGGTCAACCTTATTTCACAAATGGTAAACAGTATATTAGAAAAAGCGTTGAATATACAGTAAGTCGCACAAAACGAATTCGCTGTGGAATTGGTGGAAACACTAAAGTTCCTATTGTTGAATGCAAACCTAAAGACGGGTTTAAATATTGCTTTACTGTTCCTAGTGGAATGTTAGTTTTAAGACGAAATAATAAAATTTTCATCACAGGAAATTCAGGTAAAAGTACATTTATCACTTCAATGATGTTATATCCATTTATCAAACAAGGGGAAATTATCACGCTTATCAGTAACGAATTAGGTTACAAACAGTATCTAATCATGCTTATTACAATGGTTCTGACTAGAGAACTTGATTATTACAAGATTACACGTGATAAAATCCTTAAAGCTAAATTATCAGCAGAGGATATTGAAAAATTAAAAGAAGCTCAGGCTTTCATTAACAATAATTATAAAGGCGGTATCAAATTCATTAACTATAACAGTAGTGATATTGATATTGTTATTCGTAATATGAAAAAATACGCACGTTTAGGTTCAAGAGTAGTTGTTTATGACACGATGAAAAGTCCAAACTCTGCTAATGAACGTGCCTGGGCAGACATTATTGAAGCATCAAAACTATTAACTTACACATGTCAAGAAACTAATCAGGCATTAATTTTATCGTATCAGATTGCAATGCACGCTTCTACTAAGCGTTTCTTAACTGGTGCTGACTTATCACAAGGTAAACAAATTAAAGAAATGATTACTAACCATATTATCTTTAGATATTTAAAACCAGACGAATACAGCGGTGAGCGTTATGACGTGAAACCTTATCGTTGGAAACGTGAAGAGACAAGCGGTAAGACTTATAAAGAATATTTTAAAACTGATCCAGACAAGCGTTATATTGTTGTTTATGTTGAAAAAACACGTAATGGTGAGGATGGAAAACATTTGTTATACAGATTTGATGGACACCATGCCACATACACAGAATTAGGTTATTGTACAGTCGTTCCAGATTAAAGTTGCAATTTTTAAAAAAGGGGAAACAAGTAATGAAAGAACAATATAAAATTTATAATGGGGATTGTTTAGAAGTAATGGATAAACTTATTGAACAGGGTATTGAAGTTGACGCAGTAATTTGCGATCCACCTTATGGAACTACTGCCTGTAAATGGGATAGCATTATTCCGTTCGAGGCCATGTGGAAAAGAATCGAGTTATTAATAAAAGATAATGGAGCAATAGCTCTGTTCAGTTCGCAACCATTTACTAGCGCTCTAATATCTAGTAACTATAAACTTTTCAAGTACGAGTGGGTATGGGAAAAATCGAGAACAGTTGGGTTTTTAAACGCAAAAAATGCGCCATTGAAGAAACATGAAAACATAGCTATTTTTAGCAAGGGGAAAACATCTAACGGAAACAAAAATAATATGTGCTATTTCCCGCAAGGACTTAAAGAAATAAACAAGGTTAAAAAGTCGGTTAGTCAAAGTGGTGACACTATTGTAGGAACAAGACCGTCGAGGCAAAAAGACTATGTTTGCAAATATACGGGTTATCCAAATTCAATCCTTAATTTTAAAAATGAGAGCAAACAAGCTCACCCAACACAAAAGCCCGTTGATTTATTAGAGTATCTTATCAAGACTTATACAAATGAGGGCGAGATAGTTTTAGATTTTACAATGGGATCGGGCTCTACTGGCGTAGCTTGTGTTAATATCGGACGTAAGTTTATCGGTATCGAGTTAGATGAGGGTTACTTCAATATCGCTAAAGAGCGCATTGAAGAAGCTGTCAAAAAGAAAGAAGAATTACTTACAACTTTTGATAAATAAAATTTAAAACAAATATTCCAGATTAACAGAGAGGAGATAAATCAGTATGGACATTGTTACTTTAAAAGAAAAATTAATAAATGATACTGATTTACTTATCGAAGTCTTAGAAAAGTTCGGTTTTCATCATGTGAAACTAATCAGAAATGAAATTAGATGTTCACATGAACTAGAAAGTAATCCGACTGCCGTAAGAATTAGCACTGAAAATCTATCTGCTAATTGTTACAGTAAAAGTATTAAAGGAGACATTTTCACTCTATTACAATGGAAATCTGGAATGAACTTTTACGATACATTTAACCGTATTTTATCAATTATTGGTGATGAAGAAGTTATAATCACTGAAAGAAAGTCTTTTTTTGGTGGGAAATTCAGACAATTTATCGGAAAAGTACCTCAAAAAGACGGCATTTATGATGAAAAAGAAGTAAGTTCTTATGAAAAAATTCCTAATTTACGATTTTTACAGGACAATATTTCAATTCGTACCCAAAAACAGTTTGATATTCGCTATGATCGTGAAACTGATTATATTGCAATTATTTGGAGAAACATTGAGGGAAAAATTGTTGGTGTTAAAGGTAGAAGAAATAGTGATGATGAGGAAAAAGTTAAGTATTTTGCCTTGAAACAGTTTCAAAAAACACAACATTTATATGGATTTCATGAAAATTATAATGAAATTCTTAAAGAACGTAAAATTTTTATATTTGAAGCTGAGAAATCAGTCATGCAGGCTCATACATTTGGTATTCCATTAGGTGTAGCAGTTGGTTCACATGACATTGATGAACAGCAGATTAGACATTTAAAGTTCAACGTTGATGAGGCCATTATCTGTTATGATAAAGACGTTGAATTGAGTGTCGTTTTAGAACAAGCAAAAAGGATAAAAAACCAACTAGGAATTAAAGTTGGATATATTTATGATGAGGAAAATTTATTGGGGGAAAAGGATAGTCCTACGGATAAGGGTAGGACGATATTCTTAAAATTATTAGAGAATACTCATTACATTGGGGATGATATGACTGGAATTAAATGAAAAAACAGTATATAGTTTTTCACGATTGAAAACATTTCGTGATTGCAAACAGGCATACTATTTACAGTATGTGTTAAACCATACACGTAGCGATAATATTTATGGAACATTAGGAACAGTAGTCCATGATTTATTAGAAGGCGCACAAAAAGGCGAAATTGATGACATGGAAAAGGCAGTTGAAACTTTTACAGAAGAAGTTGCAGTTGCAGAATTTTTCGGCCATTCGTTTCCAAATGAAAAAATAAAAGAGGATTATGTAACGTGTGTCAGTCATGCGATCAGACACTATAAACCTCTTCATGGTTGTAAATTTGAAATTGAGAAAAAGATAGACTGTGAAATTGGTGGTCATAAACTGACAGGGTTTATTGATTTAATTATCCATAACATTGATGGAACCGTCACAGTTATTGACTATAAAACAAGTAGTAAATACAGTGGTCAAGATTTAAAGAAGAACGCTAATCAGTTACTCTTATATGCTATTGCACTTGAACAAGAGGGGTATATAGTGAGAGAAGTGTCATGGCTTATGCTTAAATACTGTACTGTTGCAGGTAAGCGAAATGGTTCGACAAAGACGATTAAACGTTCTGAATTATATGAAAATCAAGATTTTGAACCTTGTTTTGTCAAGTATCCATACAACGCTGAGACAAAACGTGAATGCGAAGAATGGATCATATCAACAATTGAAGAAATTGAAAGTTTAGACCTATTCGATGAATGGGAGTCTAAAAAAATTGATAAATTTAGCAGTTTTGGTTGTAAAAATGTTTGTTCGGTTTGCGAACATTGTACGCCTTATCAAGAGTTCGCTAAAAATCAAAAATATTAGAACAACGCCTCTTCCTTAAAAGTATAATGATTTGGAAATTATATAGAAAGGAAGGGGCATTTTCATGTTAAAAAGTGAACATATTCTAGAAGAGATTGAAGCGAAACGTCAAGAAATCGAAGAAATACAAGCTGAAATTGATGAATTACATGCGGACTATGCTGAAGCTATGGCATTTGAAAGCCAAAACTACGGTGTAGGTTGTGTATATGAACACTCGCTATATGAAATTGAGGCAGTTATTGTAGTGGCAGGCATTGTCGAAAAAGAAGATGGTTGTGATCTGCTGTACTCATTAATTTCATTAGAGACTGGAAATCGCTTCTATGAACCATCTACATTAGAGGAATTAAAAAATAAAATGGTTGAAGAAGGTAGATTTAATTATATTGGTCACATTTCTGACTACGTTCAATCTAAAAATAAACAAAAAGAAAAAGTAGAGCTTATTTACGATGAAACATGCAATACGATTGATGTTGTCGTTGACGATGAATACATTTCTGTTTTCGATTTAGAGGTCGGTTCTAATGCTTTGAAATACGAAATCATTGAGGAAATTTCCGACTTATTAAATTATTTTGGTATTGAACATAAACTTAAAAAAGTAGAATAATTTCTAAAATTTTATTTAAGTAGTTTGAAACCGTAAGGGATAGAATTAGTCTAGTATAATCTAGTTGATAATATATATATGAAGATTGATTATTTTTAATCAATAATAATGATGATTGTTAAGATGAAGTAATTAATGCTTCACATGATATAGATTTAGAGACTAGATATTCTAGTCTTTTTTGATAGGGGAGATACGAATTGGAATTTGTAAATTATCATTGTCATAGGCAGTATTCAAATGCAGTTACAATTGATTGTGCAATAGGTCATGAGGATTACATTAAAAGAATTAAAGAGTTAGGTCATGAAACATTAACTGTCATTGAACATGGTTATACAGGTGGAATGACTTCAATATTAGAGGCCTATAGTTTATGTAAAAAAAATAATATCAAAATGTTAATTGGAGCTGAATGCTATTTTGTTAAAGATAGAAAAGTTTCAGATGATAGTAATTGGCATATTGTTATTATAGCCCTTAATCACAGTGCGTTGAGACAATTAAACTTAGCTATTTCATTGGCGAATGAGACAGGTTTTTATAAAAAAGCACGATTAGATTATGAGCTAATTTCAAAACTAGCACCTGAGAATTTTATTGTTACATCCGCTTGCATTGGTGGAGTTGCTAACGATATTGAGATTATTGAATTTTTAAAGAACCATTTCAAAGAAAATTTTTATCTTGAAATTCAGTCACATAACCATATCGCTCAAATTAATTTTAATAAACACATATTAAGTTTATCAGAACAGTACGATATTGAATTAATTCATGGATGTGATACTCATTGGATTACTGAAGATGATAAATTTAAACGTAAAATTTTATTATCTGGGAAAGGTATGAACTATGGTGATGAAGATAGTTTTGAAAATGATTATCCTAGTTATGATGAAATTTTAGAACGTTATCGTATACAAGGTGTAGTCAGTGAGAAACAAGCAAAATCTGCTCTAGAAAATACGATGATTATTAAAGAGAAAACTGAAGAACTTGTTTTCAATGATGATATTAAAATGCCAACCTTATACCCTAATGAAACACATGAACAAAAAATGAAAAGACTAGAAAATATTTTAAATCAAGAATATAAACGTCAATATGGTCACTTATCAGGATCAGAACGTAAAAGATATTTAGAAGCTATTCGTTATGAAACTTCTATTATTAGAAATACTTGTATGGAAGATTACTTTTTACTCAACTATTACATTATCAAACGTGCTAAAGAATTAGGAATGATTTTAACTCAGACGGGGAGAGGGAGTGCTGTGAGCTTCCTCAATAATAAATTGTTGGGATTTACTGAAGTAGATAGACTACAAGAAAAAGTTCAATTATATCCGACACGATTTATGAGTGAGAGCCGTATCTTACAAACACGTTCACTACCCGATAAAAAATTGTCGCTTTAGGTGGTGACACCTATCGAAAAACCATGTGAACCTGTAAATGCAGGGTGTCTGTTTCACGTAGAGGAGTTATAGGAAATGATAACTAGGAAACAGGCTAACAGGAAATCTCTAAGTGCAAAAGCATATGACAATCCTGTGCGAAGTCTACAATGTAGAAACGTGCAACGACTATTCCGAGAGGAAGTACATTTGAGGTGAAATTCCTCATTTGGAAGTGCATGGCAACTTATTTTAAGTTGATGATATAGTCTATTCCCTTTTAAAATATGTCGAAAGACAGGGTGCTAAAGATTGATTTTAATATGGTAGAGCAAACACAAGCTGTACAAGCCACAAAAGAATTACTAGGTGAACATTCGTGTTATGTTATGTTGTCATATGGAACTATGAAAGAGAAAGCTACTATAAAGAATGTGTGCAGATCACTTGGAATTGATGCAGATGAAGCGAATTTAATTACCAAAGATATTGAAGGAAGTCGCAATAATAGTAAATATGATGAAGTGTTTAAGATTACAGATATGATGGGAAACGTTATTGACTCTGTATCTCCTAATCCATGTGGATATTTAATTTTAAATGATGATATTCGTGAAGAGATTGGAATTATTCGTGTCAATGGTGTGTTATGTGCCATGATTGATAAACATACAGCAGACAAGTGGAAATATTTAAAAAACGATTTTTTAATGGTCAGCGTGTATGATATTATTTCAAAAGTTTACGCTGAAATTGGAGAACCTATTGATGATATTAAATCACTGAGAGCTAAAACAGATGGAAATGAAAAAGTATGGAAGATTTATGAACAGGGATTAACAGCTACATTAAATCAAACTGCAACTGATAGTTCTAGGCCACAAGTTATGCAATATAAACCTAAGAATGTAGAGGAATTAACTGCTTTTGTTGCTGCAATTAGACCGTCTTTTGCATCAATGAAAGATTATTTATTAAATAGAAAACCATTTTCTTATAATATTCCTGAGTTCGATAAATTACTTGAATCAAGTATGAATCATGTGCTTTTTCAAGAAAATGTGATGGCAACATTAATTTACGTTGGATTTCCAGAAGATGAGACATATGGCTTAATTAAAGCGATAAGTAAGAAAGATCATAAGTTGATTAGTGGAATTAAAGATAGATTTATTAATGGATTTATTGAAAAAACTGGTTCAGAAGAAAATGCTTATAGAGTGTGGCAAATTATTGAAGATGCTAGTGCCTACGGGTTTAACTCTTCACACGCTTTATCGGTAGCATATGACAGTTTATATGGTGCATATTTGAAATCTCATTATCCATTACAGTATTATGCTGTGACATTGAACTTATATGAAAATGACCAGGATATTACTGCTCTATTAACAAGCGAATTACCTTATTTCAATATTAAATTATCTGATATTAAGTTTGGTTTCTCTAAGTCAAAATACACTTATGATTTAGAAACCATGACAATTTACAAGGGCATGAAATCTATTAAATATCTGAATGAAAAAGTATCAGATGAGCTGTATGAATTATCGAAAAATAATTATAATGATCCGATTGAATTATTTATTGATATTATTGAGAAAACAAGTTGTAATGCAAGGCAAATTAAAATTCTAATCATGCTTAATTTCTTTAGTGAGTTTGGTGAAGGTAAATATTTATTAAACTTATTTGAATTAATTAATAAGCGTTATGATAAGAAACATAAAGATAAAACTAAACAAGCACGATTAGAAGAAATTAGAAATACTGAGATTGTTAAGGAAGAATTTAAACCTAGTGAAATCATTGCAGCTCAGAAAGAGTATTTGGGTTATGCAACTTATAAAGACGAAAAATATAATCCGTTGGTGGGTGTGATTACAGATATTTCAAATCAGTATTCGACACGTTGGATGGAAATTTATTTTGTAAAGAATGGTAAGACAAGACAATTTAAAATCAAATATTCAATTATTCAAGAGTTAGAATTGAAAACTGGCGACATGATCTACATTAAAGATTTTGAGAAAAGACCACGAAAGAAATTGGTAAACGGTAAATGGGTAAATGGTGATGTTCAAGATTTCCATATTACTAATATTATTAGGGTTTGATAATAAAAATGAGCCTAGAAATAGGCTCATGATGTAATTAGTGTGGTTGGAAATATAGTTTTAAAGGGGGGATTTAATGAAAATTAAAACAGATAATTATGAAATTTATAAAGGGGATTGTTTAGAGGTGATGAAAGACATTCCAGATAAAAGTGTGGATATGATTTTATGCGATTTGCCGTATGGAACAACTGCTTGCAAGTGGGATAGTGTTATTCCATTTGAGCTGCTTTGGGAGCAATATGGACGTATTATTAAGGACAATGGTGCAATCGTACTGTTTGGAATACAGCCTTTTACAACGATTATGATTAATAGTAATATCAATAACTTTAAACATCAGTGGATTTGGGATAAGAAAAACGGGAGTAATTTTATGCAATTGAAACGACACCCAAACAAAGTGCATGAGGATATTGTCGTATTTGGCAATAATGGTAAAACGGTTAATTATTACCCTCAAATGACTAAGGGTAAAATGAGAACAAAAGGGAATGAGAAATCGTATAGCGAAGATGGAGTTTATCACGCTCACACAAGGACAAAGACAAAGAATGATTTGTACTATCCAAAGTCGATAATCGAGTTTAGTAACGCAGGAAGAACTGGTAAAGCTAAAAAAGTACATCCAACTCAAAAACCTGTTGATTTATTAGAATATCTAATCAAAACATATACAAATGAAGGCGAAACAGTTTTAGATAATTGTATGGGTTCAGGTTCAACAGGGGTGGCTTGTCGAAACACAGGGCGAAAATTTATCGGTATTGAGTTAGACGATAAATATTTTGAAATTTCAAAAAGCAGATTAAATGAAGCTGTATAAAAGAAAGAAGAATTGTTAAAAGTGTTTGATAAAAGCAATTAAAAATATAGTTTTAAGAGGTGATTATATGCGAACCGTAGAAGAAGTTGAAAAAGAAATAGAATTATTAAAAGACAAGGTTGATAAACTTCAAGGTCAACTTATTGATGGTGAAATTGATGAGGAGGCGTTCAGCATTGAAGTTCAAAAATTAATTTCCATTAAAAGAACATTAAGGTGGGTTATTGAAGATCTCCCTACTATTGATTAAGAAGTAAATTAAAATTGATGTTTGAAATGATAGGGGGAGGAATAATGGAATTAGAGATGGCGAAAGCATGGTTTGACTCTGAATCAGAAACAGACTGCGGTTTGATGATTGATTTGATTGAGTTATCAGATGAAGAATTGTTAAGCTTATACAGATATTATAGTGGCGATTAAAATACAATTTTAAATACATTTAGGAGGGATTGTATGTTGAGTGTGTATAAAGGTAAAAATCCAAACGAATTGTATTTAGGTGATGATGGATTTTTAAAGTGCAAGTGTGATGTTTGTAATGAGGAAATGAATTTTAGTGACACTTATTGCTATGCCAAAAAAGGAAAGCATATGATTAACGGTCATAAAAGATGTGTCATGTCTTATGGTAGAAGTGAATAAAATTAGACTTTGATTAACATTTAGGAGTGATGGAAATGGAAGAATATTATAAAGTTTTCTATCGTGAAGATAAGATTTTGAAATGCCCGAGATATGGCTATGAGGATGAATATGAAGCGATTAAGGTTGCTGATTTTTACTCTAAGAAAGACAATGTTACAGATGTTCAAGTGTACAAATATGAAGTAATTAGCACATTGGTTAAACAATATTAAATAAATTAAATTCTTATGTACGTTAAGGAGCGATTAAATATGGAGTGTAATAAATGTGGGTGTTTAGTTGATGAATATTATCACTCATATAAATATGACGATTTAGATTATTGTCATCATTGTATGTTGAAAACTTTAGTTGACTTAGGCATTATTAAAATAACATCTTACAATGAGGAATATAAAAGATTTTTAGAATCTTTAAATTCTATTGAATAAACAAGGAGTGAAACATATGATTTATGTAAGCGAAATGGAATGTTACAAATGTGACAATCACGTTCAAGGATTCTATGATGTTATTAACGATTGGACTATTTATGAGTGTGATGAATGTGGTTGGACTTACATTGATGAAAGTGAATATGAATAAAATTGATGTTTATAAACATTGAGGAGGAAATGAGATGGAAGAATATTATAAAGTTTTCTATCGAGAAGATAAGATTTTAAAATGCACAAAATATGGCTATGAAGAAGAATATGAAGCTATTAAGGTTGCCGATTATTATGCTAATAAAGATAATGTGACAGATGTTCAAGTATATAAATACGAAGTGGTTAGTACGTTGGTTAAACAGTATTAATAAAATTAGACTTTTTATAAACATTTAGGAGGAAAAGTGATGAATGGGAGATTAACGGAATTATTTGCAAGGTTTAAAAAAGATTTAGAAAAACCACATATGTTTGTTGTTTTTAAACAAAATGATAGAACAAAAAACACTCGTTATTTTATTAAAACAGAAACAGAAACACATATTTATGTGGCGGTAAACCCTAACGATTTTAAGACAAATCAATGTAGTATTTTCAAAAAAGACTCATTAGATGACGTGTTAACAATTGTTGAAGAGTGTCGATAAAATTAAATTTTTATACACGTTTAAGGAGTGGAATATATGACACATAAAGAAGTTTTAGAATCCTTATTAAGTGGACAAATAGTTGAAAGGGAGGGTTTATTGTGTAGTTATTTGTATAAAATGGTTGATGAAACAATATATTATACAATCCCTTACGGAGTAAGTCGTTATGATTGGAAACCAATAGGATTTGACGATGTTTTTAAATTTTACGGTAAATTTTCCATTTATAAAAAGTAATTAAAATCAGAATTTTAAAACTATTAAGGAGTAGTTTTTATGAAAAAGGATGCAACTAAGATACCAAAAGGGATGTATTGTTACTGTAAAGGTGGTTGTCCTTATTATAAAATTATCGAAAGTATGAGAGTTGATTTTGGGACATACGTTTCAAGCGAGATCAAGGTATGCGAATTTTTAGAAGTTAATACTGTAGGATTAATGTTAGAAAACCCTACAACTTCCTGGTTACTGCAAGATGAATGTAAAATATGTGGCATAAATATGAATAGTGATTGCGAATAATCAGTTTATTTTTTAGAAAAATATGAAATAAAAAAATAATAGAACAATGTCACCTCTGACTCTGTATAATGACCGAGTTAGGAGGTGATTTTTTATGTCAAAGCCGAGATTAATCATTGTTGAGGCAGCACCCGCAGGTGGTAAAAGTAGTACCACAGACTTACTGCGAGAGCGAATGTTAAATACTACTTTATTCAGATTGTCGAGTATTGGCAAAGATGATAAATATAATGTTTTTTCTTATCACACTTCAATCTTAATGTTTTTATACGATATGAAACATAGTCAAATGAATTGTGTAATGGATCGTTCATTTTTGAGTCAGTATGTATATGCACGTTTGGGTTATAAATCACATTCATTTGAGGAAGAAACACAAAGATTACTTGATCGTTTAAATACTTTAGGCTTGTTTTATGATGTGCATTTAGTATTACTTGCAGCCAATAAACAAGATTTTGAAGAACGATTAAAGCGTGATAAGGCACAATACATTGAACATAGTGTAGAAAACAGCATTAAACAACAGCGTGAGTATATGAAAGTGTTTGATGAAATTAATGTACCTAATGTACATAAGCATGTGATTAATAATTCGGGATTTACTGTCGAACAAACGGTAGAGACGATTTTATCTTATTTATAAAAAGGGGAACTACATGGGTGAAAAATTAAAAGTTTTAGAACTATTTGCAGGAACACGTTCTATCGGAAAAGCATTTGAAAGACATGGACATGAAGTGTATAGCATTGAGTGGGACAAAAAACACGATCATATTGATTGGTATGTTGATATTTCAACAATTACTGCACAGGATATTATCGAAAAATTTGGTTATCCAGATGTTATTTGGGCTAGTCCAGATTGTACTTCTTATTCAATTGCTGCGATTTCTCATCATAGAGAACGTGAAGCAGATGGGAATTTGAAACCTAAAAGTGATTATGCAAAATTCTGTGATAAGACAAATGAACACGTTGTAAAGTTGATTGAAGAATTAAATCCAAAATACTTCTTTATCGAAAACCCTAGAGGGGGGATGAGAAAGATGAATTTTATGAAACATCTTCCACGTTACACTGTTACATATTGTCAATACGGCGATAAGCGAATGAAACCGACAGATATTTGGACTAATCACCCAAAACCTAAATTTAAACCTGTTTGTAAAAATGGAGCGCCATGTCATGAATCTGCTCCAAGAGGAAGTAAAACAGGAACACAAGGATTAAAAAATTCAGTAGAACGTTCAAGAATTCCAGATGAATTATGTGAACATATCGTAAAGATTTGTGAAGAATAGGGGGAAATGTATGACAAAAATTATTAAAAAAGATGGTTCTCATGAACTATTTAATGAAGAAAAGGTTATTAAAGCTGTTAAAAAAAGTGCTGAACGAGTGATGATTTCACTAAATGACAATCAATTAAGTTTAGTTTGTATGAATGTTAAGGATTTATGTACTACTTATTGTATTCAAAATGGAACTGATTGTGTTCCAGTTAGTGAAGTTCATAAAATGGTTGAAAAAGCATTATCAAAAGTAGATCAAGATGTTGCAGAAAGTTATCGTAGCTATCGTAACTATAAGACAGATTTCGTACAAATGTTAGATGATGTTTATAAAAAAGCTCAATCTATCATGTACTTAGGGGATAAAGAAAATTCAAATTCAGATAGTTCATTGGTGTCTACTAAGCGTAGCTTAATCGCAGGTGAATTATCAAAAGAGTTATATCAGAAGTTTTTCTTAACTTCAGCAGAACGTAAAGCTGCTAAAGAAGGATTTATTTACATTCACGATATGCGTGATCGTCTGTATACCCTAAATTGCTGTCTTGCGGATGTTGGAGCTGTTATGAAAAATGGGTTTGAAATGGGGAATATTTGGTATAACGAACCTAAGACACTGGATACTGCTTGTGATGTATTGGGTGATGTGATTATGTCGATGGCTTCACAACAATACGGTAAATAATTGCCGTAATAAAACCTCATTAACTCGCTCAGAGGTGTGCGATTTAATATCGTGCTAACGGTTCAGAACTAGAAATAGCTTATGAGTAAGGGAGCCTAAGTCCTAAATGGATATGGTAATACCGTGTTAAAACTAGGAAAGGAATTGTTTCTATTAAGCACATTATAAAAGGGGGAGACTTAATGGAAATATGGAAAGATATTGTTGGAGCTGAGGGAAGCTACCAGGTTAGTAACTTAGGGAATATTAGATCATTGGATCGTATTTTAATTGGTAAAAATGGTGTATCACAACGAAAAAAAGGACAAATAATGGTTAGTCGAATAAATCCAGTAACAGGATATTATGAATTTAAATTAAATATATCGGGGAATTTAATGGCTAAAAAGGTTCATCGTGTAGTTGCAGAAGCATTTATACCTAAAAATGGCGAAGATAAGGTTTGTGTAAATCATAAAAATGGAAACAAATTAGATAATCGTGTTGAAAATTTAGAATGGGTGTCTTATTCAGAAAATTTAAAACACTCATATGATGTTTTAAATCGTCCAGTCAATCGAACAACGATTAAATATCGTAATGTGATTTGCACATTTCCTAATGATGAAGTAGTTGAAGTTAAAAGCATAGATGAAGCATCGAGATTAACAGGAGTTAGTTCAACTCAAATAAGAAGATTGCATGGTAATGGTAAAAAATCAAGAAATGGATATTCCTTTTATATACCTAGTTTGAATGTAGAGGACAGCGAAAGGATAGTTATATAGCGTTATGTGAGTTATATAATGAATAACCGAGTAGGGTAGAACGTGAGTTGAGCGCACGTTTGAAACATGAGGGGGCAACTAACAACTGCCTAAGATATGTTGCAAAAGAGTAACCAGAACGGAAACGTTTATCTCTTTTGGGTTTTACAGTACCAAACATTGATACAGTTTTATCTTATTATGTAGAAAAATCATATAACAAATATATGAAAGAAATTTATGATGATTTATTGATTTGTGGCACTAATCCATCAAGCATTGATGAAAATATTGTTAAAAATCGTGCTATGAGCAAAGTAAGACGTGAATTAGAGCAAGGTATTCAGGGGTTAGAAATTAAATTAAATACAGTTGCTAGTTCACGTGGAGATTATATTTTTGTTACTTTCTCATTCGGTAATGACATTAATCCGTTCGCACAATTAGTAAGTGAAACAATCTTAAGAGTGCGTAAAGGTGGTCAAGGCAAAAAAGGATTTGAGAAACCTGTTTTATTCCCTAAATTATGTTTCCTCTACGATGAAAATATTCACGGTGAAGGTAAAGGATTAGAAAAATTATTTGATTTAGCGATTGAATGTAGTTCTAAATGTATGTATCCTGACTTCCTCAGTTTAAGTGGTGACGGATATGTTTCGGAAATGTATCAAAAATATGGAAGAATCGTAAGTCCCATAAAATTACTTGTGGCATAATCAGGTGACTGATTATTGTGAATCTGTCTAAACGGAAGAAATCTCATGCAGACAATTCCGTGCTAAATTTTAATACATGTTATCACATTATTTCTAGGGGGAGATTTGTGATAAGAGAGGAATGGAAACCAGTAAAAGATTGGGAAAATCGTTATGAAGTAAACAATTTCGGAGATGTCAGGTCTTTAAAAACAGGTAAACTCTTAAAAGGGGATATAAATAATTGTGGTTATTATAGAGTTAGACTTGAATCAACAAATCCGAAAAGAAGAAAAAGATATTTTAGACATAGAATAGTTGCAGAACATTTCTTAGAAAATGATGATCCTATTAATAAGAAATTTGTTAATCATATTGATGGCGATAAGTCTAATAATGCTGTTAGTAATATTGAATGGTGTACTCAGAGTGAAAATGAAAAACACGCATTCAGAACAGGGCTTAAAAAGACTACAAATAAACCGTTCATAGTTGAATTCATTGATGGTTCAATTGTTAAATATGAAAATCAAAGAAAATTAGCTTATGAATTGGGGGTTACACAGCCTATAGTTTCACATTGGTTACGTCAAAAGACAAAAGCGTATGAAGATTTTAATATTAAAAATATTTACTTTATTCAACAAGATAACATGTATTAAATAAATGCCTAACGACTATTATGTAGAGCCTAAGCTAATGAGGTGTGGTTGTTTGACTGACGTAATTCCACTTAAATCGAAAAGACAGACAACTCAATGAGTTGATGATATAGTCTACTCTATATGGTAACATATAGCAGTTCATAAGAGAACGGTGTGAGCGTTGCGAACTCACATGAATACATAGGGGGATGCAGGGCATATCTTTCACCATACTATGAACAAGGTGGAATGTATGCAGCAAACGAAGAAGATAAACCTGTATTTGTCGGACGTTCAAATATTGGGCCTATCACATTACACTTATGTCTGATTTATCAGGAAGCTAAAACAACAAATAAAGATTTTTATGAATTATTAGATTACTACTTAGAAATGATCCGTTCATTACACTTACGAACATATGAATATTTAGGTCAAATGAAAGCAAGTGTGAACCCTATTGGATTTACACAAGGCGGTTTTTATGGTGGAAACTTAGATTATAATGATAAAATTGAGCCAATTCTTAAACATTCAACAGCATCATTCGGCTATACAGCATTAAATGAATTGTGTTTATTACATTCAGGAAAATCAATTCGTGAAGATAATTCATTTGCAGTTGAAGTTTTAACTTATATTAACAATAAAGTGGAACAATTCAAAAAAGAAGATCAACGCTTATATGCGGTGTACGGTTAAAGAGTAGCCGTATTAAAACTCCTAAACCGTGCCAACGGGTGTGCTACATAAGTAGTGCTAACGGTCAACTAAACGGAAAACGTTAAGGTGGTAAGAGAGCCTAAGTCCTAAATGGATATGGTAATACCGTGTCGCTAAAAAATAAGCGATTTAGAGGACATCGAAAAGGTAAATCATGATTAATGCTTTTCATGATTGAGTAACTGAGTAGAGTAGATTATGAGATAGGCACATAATCGAAACTGGGAGAGAGTTTAGCAAACTCTAAGATATGTTGCAACGTCTTTAATAGATAGAAATATCACTAGACGCTGACTCCTGCAGAATCTCTTGTAGGATTACAAGTTAAACAGTTCCGTGACCGTTTTGGAATTATTGAGGGAGTTTCAGATAAAGAATATTTCTCAAATTCATTCCATTGTCACGTAGCTGAAAATATTACACCATTTGAAAAACAAGATGCTGAATATGACTGCTTCCATTTATCAACTGGTGGACATATTACATACACACGTTACCCAATTGACTACAATCATCAGGCAATTAAAGATATTGTAAGACGTGGAATGAAAAAAGGTTACTATCAAGGTGTAAACCTAGCTTTATCTTATTGTAATGAGTGCGGTCATCAAGAGTTAGATATGGACACTTGCCCTGAGTGTGGAACTGACAATCTAACTAAAATTGATCGAATGAATGGATTAACATAATAGTCCATGTAAAACCGATTAAATTGCGGGGAGTTCCTTAGAGCTTTAACTACTAACCTATCATGGCAACATAGATAGGGGCGCTGCTAATCACAGTGGTATAGTAAAAAGGTTGAAGATTGGATAATCCGCATCGAAATCTCCCATGTGGAGAGACGTTCAGAGATCATAATATCGGTAGTCGTAAGACTAATGGTATGATCCACACCGTATGCTTAGAGCATAGTTAAAGTATCCTGAAAAGGACGGTAGAAAAGGATTTAAGTTACAGTCGTGTTAAAGGCGACTCACGTTTAAACGATGCAAAGATGGCAGAGTTAAAAGACAGGGTGAGTATGTAATTAGGGGGTTACATATTGAATAAACAACTCATTATTTTAGAGAAATATGTCGAAACGACATGGAACTCTTATACTAAAAATCATTATTCAAACTTAGGTTATAACTTCACTAAAATTGGTGATAAGTTTACCGTTAAAGTATGTGATTTACCAAAAGAATCGACTATGTTAGTGACGGGTGTATGCCCGTCATGTAATCTTAGTCGTTCAATGAAAATTCGTGACATAAATCGAGTTAATCATACATTTTGTCACAAATGTATAAAACGTATCAATAATGATAAGCGAAAAGAAAATTATTGTTGTAATTACTGCGGTGAAAAGTCAAAAGTATATCGTTTTGTAAATGGTGAACGATATTGTAATCGTCATGCTAGACAGATGATGAATCGTGGTTATTGCTACAAATCAATATGTGAAAAAAATGATATTATCCTTGAAGAAGATCATGCTAAAATCGTTCTAAGAAATAAGCGAGGGGATATAGTTGGCTACGGATTAATCGACTTTGACGACATAGATAAAATTAAACCTTATAAATGGAGACATTACAAAGGGAAAACCACCGAATATGTTTATGGTTCAAAGGATGGTGTCGGCTATCACAAACTTCATCGTGTTATTATGAATCCACCTGACGATTTAGTTGTAGATCATCGAAATCATAATGGATTAGATAATCGAAAACAAAACTTGAAAGTTTGCACTCAGAAAGAAAATATGCAAAATTTAAGAAATAAATCTAATGAAAGAGGTGATAAATTATGAATTATCATAATATAACTAAATGCGATATGCTGAATGGTGAGGGGGTGAGAACGGTATTGTGGGTATCTGGATGCACACATGCCTGTCATCGGATGTCATAATCCTCAAACATGGGACAAAAATAGTGGTGTTCCATTTGACTCAGATACATTTAAAGAAATTACAGATGCCTTATCTGAACCTTTCTGTAATGGTTTGACTTTAAGCGGTGGCGATCCGCTTGCGCCATTTAACTATGAAGAAATTTTAAGTTTATGTAAAAAGGTAAAACAGATGTTCCCTGAAAAAACTATTTGGGTATATTCAGGATTTACATATGATTTTATAAAAGAAAACCGAAATGAGATTTTAAATTATATTGATGTATTAGTTGATGGGCCTTATATTGAAAAATTGAGAGATAAAAAATTACAATATCGAGGAAGTTCAAATCAAAATATCATTCGTTTAACTTAAAAGAGGGAATAATCCCTCTTTTTTCTTTTTTAGAACAAAATTCTACTTAAAAAGTAAAATGAATAAGTGGATGTTGAAGAACTGTACAGTCCTAAACTATTCTTCAGAGGCTCTAGTAACCAACGAATAATAGATGTGCAGAAAAGTCTAAAAGAAAACGAAACTGTCCTAGCCTTAGAATATTACGAGAAAAATTAGAAGTTTTGTATGTTTTTGTCATATGACAATAGATTACAAAAATACTCATGAAAAAAATGTTAATATTAGGTCTCTTTTGGCTTAAAAGAGGTGAATTTGTCTATTGATGAATCAAAAAATACTATTGGATTACTTTGATTTGTTGTGTGCTGAACTTGAATTAACTGTAGCTATATTAAGTGAAAATAAAGGAAAAAATCGAAACTTTATTAATCATGTCAATGTAATAAAAACCTCAGTTTATACTGTGAAAGACGGAATTGAGTTGAATGACAAGAGCAATATGTATCCTTTTCTCAAACTTCAACTTAATTGTCTGATCGAGGTGGAACAGTTTTATTCTTCAAGTAAAAAAGGGATTAAAAACTATGTGCTAAAGGCTAGATTGCAGAAGTGTAAAGCAATAGCAAACTTGTGTGATACAGCCATGCTTAGTTTACTTTTAGAAATTGACGATGATTATTACAGAATGATTAGTCATATCAACTATGCATTAACTGAAATGTCAAAAACTATTTCTTATTAAATATCTAGGGGGATTATTTATGAGGGAGTTAGAATTGATTTCTTTAGCTAAATCGGGGGATCAACATGCTAAAGAAGTATTGATTGCTAAGTATGAACGCTATATCTATAAATTCATTAATACTTATTTTAATCCAAAAACGATGTGTGCAGACTTACAAGAGGATTTATACTCATGTGGTATTATGGCTATTTTAGACTCAATTGATACATTTGATGAGACAAAAGCAACATTTTCCACTCATGTATACATTCGTATTAGAAAAGCCGTACAGAATGGTATCACTCTTTACCGTAAAAGTTTTAAGTCTGATACATTGTCAATGGATTATGAATATAATGACTCATCTGACGAAAAAGCAACACTTCACGACTTTGTTGTTGATGATAGTGTTAATGTAGAGTCTACTGTGGTAGATAATCAAATGAAGAAAGAAGTTTGGCAAGTGGCAAAAGAAGTATGTTCTGACCGTGAATATAAGGTTATTACTCTAATGAGTAAATCAAATATGAGCTATGAAGAATGTGCTAAGTGTTTAAATACCACTGTGCTATCAGTGAATGGTTGCAGAAATAAAGCAATCACTAAAATTCGAAGATATTTCGCATAAAAGGGGACTACTATTTGAGCCCGACAGCAATACCATTTTTAATTATACTTATAATCATACTCTTATTCGGCAAAAGAATTAACGGAGATGATTAAAATACTTATTGAAAATAAAATTAACCAATTGGTTGAAGAATTTTTTGAAGAATATGATGGTGGTGGAAATTTATTAGTCATTGACGATGAAGAAGATATTGATGTTGATGAATTATTCATGGATATTGAACCACATGAAAGCATTAGTAGTATTTATCGTGAAGATGATCGTATTTTCATTGAAATCAATGAATATGACTTAAACAATTCTTTACGTGAAAAAATTAAAGGTTGGAATCTAGACCGTGATGAAGAGGAACGTTATTTCCAACAATCACGATTTAGCAGCATGTATTAAATATGAGTATCACTATTTCATTAGATCAGGCTAAAGTAACTGGTGTAGCCGTATTTAATAATAAAAAGTTAATTAAACACACTTCAATTAATTCTAATGAAGATGATTATGAAAAGGTTATATTTGATATAGCTGAGAAAGTTCAATCTTTAATTGATGAACACGAACCAGAAATCATATTACTTGAAGATGTTGCTAATCAAACAAATTCAGCAACACATAAAAAATTATCCATGTTATTAGGAGCTTTAATCCTTCTTTGCAATATTAACCATGTTAAATATAAAATCATCCATTCCTCGACATGGAGAAGTATTATAAGGAAGCATATTGAGGTTTCTAAGAAAAGATTAAATCGAACTGAATGGAAGTCATTATCTAAGCAATTAGTTAAAGACAAGTATAATCTTACAGTGAAAGATGATATTTCAGATGCAATTTGCATGGGGTTATACTACATAGAAAGTGGATCAAAAGAGTGAAGTTAATTCACTCTTTTTTTTATGATATAATCAGGTAAAGGAGGATGGATATGTTAAATAAGATTTATAACAACCAGGAAAAATTAATGGGAACAGCATATGTATTTGTGGTATTTACATCAATTATTAAGTTATCGTCTGCTATATCATCTGGTAGTATAGGTGTAATAATAGGTGAATTGTTTGCTATGATAATCTATATCGCAATTGCTATAATGTGGTTTTTATTAATCAAAATCGGTAATTCAATCAGAAAAAGAAAAGTTGATATTGAAAAACAATTATGTGACATAACGGAACAGTTTGAAGTTTCACGAATGATTTTTGATACCAATGTGGAAATTATCAATGAATTAACTGAAAAAATTGATGAAAAAGAACAAGTTATCAAAAAGAATAATGAGATAATAAATCAATTATTAAAAAAAATTGATGAATTGAAGAATACACATTAAAAGACATGTTTTAATCAGAAAAATGGGCTATTTTTCGCTAAAAATGGGCGATTTTAGCCCATTTTTTGTCGTTTTTTGTCGAATTTTCTGCGATTTTTAAGCTATTTTTAGTGTACTTAGTGAAGATTTTCACATATATTTTCAAATATTAAAAATTGGTATTAAAATTCTAATTTTTGCATATATTAAAGTATAGTTACTAAGTGTTGAATGTTTAATTTTTACAAATATAGAAATATTTGACAAGATTTAAAAATAACTGTAACATAAAACTAAAACAAGAAAATGAGGGATGATACCATAATGAAAGTGAAAGATATGAAACTAGAAGCACAATCACTATTTTTAGGGGTATGTGTTCATAATTATGCACCATCAAGAGTTGAGGGATTACATAGACGATTTCCTTTAGCTTGGATTAATCGTAAAAACTACAAATATTATTCACACCCAATCTTAAAATCTATGTCGTTAACGCATGAATATGGAAATAATTTAGCTTATTGTTTGTTTGAACACGCTGAAGAGAACGAAGAGCTACGTTTAGAATTAAAATCTATACTTTTGGGTATGCCTGAACATAAGAAAATGTATAAAGAATTATCAAAAATAGTTAACTCAAATGTCAGTGAAGAACTTAATAAGAAGAAAAATGAGCTATTATTTAAAGGTCTTTATGATCCTATTGATACAGAAAACCTTTCATTTGCAAGAGCTGAAGCATTTTGTGTAGCAAAATACATTTTCGACTTATTAGACATAGAATTTGATGATGAGAAAATCAATAAATTACATAAAAAATGGACTCCACTGGTTCAAAAATTCTTTACTGAGGATGAGGGTAAGGAAATTTGGGCTAGAAATATGATAACTGTCTTTGAAAAAATGAATGATAAAGCTATTTTAAAGAAAATATCTGCTTATAATAAACAATATTCTGAATATTTGGAACAGCCATTAGCAAAATATGTTGATGATTGCCTATATACTTCAAAAAATATAGAGTCAATGACCTTTGGTGATACAATTGCTAAAGCAAAAAATCATATGTTAGGCATGAATATCACTAGAAGAAATAAAATTGCCTTAACTACTGCTGAAATAAATGAAATATTGCTAGTGTTAATTACTTATCACCAATATTACAGTCTTAAATCTAATGATGAAACATTAAAAGATTTGTTTGATAGACTGAACAATGATAAAAAATCAATTATGAAGTTTATGGAAAGAGATAAAGACGAAATCATCAATGAATTAATCGAATATCCAGACGAATTAGACGATGAATTATTAGATGTTTTAGACACACACTTCATATCATTTGTGTCTAGCTACATTACTGCTAAGTTTCACAATGAAAATCGTGAAGCGTATTTCAATGCAAAGTCAAATACAGATGTAATTTCACTTAATTCATTAGAGCAGGAAATGAAGAAGTTTAAAAAAGAGCTGAAACTTCAAAAACAAATCAATAAACAGCTTCAAACTGAATTAAATACTGCAAAAGATACAGCACGTAAGGAAACACAAAACAAACTTAAAGATAGTCAACAGCAAATCGTTGAATTAAACCGTAAAAATCAACGTTTAACAGAGGAAAATAAAGAATATTTACAAAACAATACTCAGTTAAGAGAAATGGTTGAAACACTTTTAACTAAAGTACAAGAGCAGGAACATTTACTAGAACAAATTCCTGCAACAGAAGAGTCATTGACGGTGGATCATTTAAATAGATCGGATATTTTAATTATTGGTGGACACCCTCATGTCTTAGCTAAACTGAGAGAAAGACTTCCTAATTGTAAATTCTGTGAGTGTAGACGTACTTATAAGGATGATTTCTTTAAAGGTGTTAAGTATGCCTATGTATTTGTAGAATGGATTAATCATGGAATGACAGGTAAATTAAATAAAATTTGCCCTTATATTCCTAAACGTGTTATTGCAGCAACAAATCCTGAACGTATTTTACGTGAAATGAATGAAATTTACATGGAAGATATGAAATATCAAGAAGTAAATGTAGGTTAATATAGCAAAACGACAGATTTTTTCTGTCGTTTTTTGTCATAAAAATAAAATTATTAGTTATTTATTGTATAATAAAGGGAAATAAATGGGGGATGATTTATGTATAAAGTGGGCGATAAGGTCAAAGTCATCAGTAAAGAAAAGTTTGATGAACTGTGTGGAGTAAGAGATTATATTAGAGCTACTAAATTAGACGGTGTTTGCCATATGACAAGATCAATGGCTAGGTTATGCGGTCAAATTGTTACGATAGAAGTAGTAGATGAAGATGGAACATATAAAATTAAAGAAGATAGATTGCCTCGCCATTGGTGGTCTAATTCTATGTTTGAGCAGAAAGAACCAATTACACCCACAGAACTTGAAAGATATATGAAAATTAAAGTTTATACCAAAAAAAGACCAGATTAACGAGGCTTATCTGGTCTTTTTTGGTATCGTGTGACAACTTCGTATTATTCATGCTTGACGATTAATAAATAGCACATATAAATAATACCATATTTTGATAACTTTACAATTATTTTTAGAATATAACCTTAATTTACTTGGTATAATATATATAAATTATGTGCATAATGCGCTAAATCGTTGAATATTGTCGAATAAAAAGGTAAAATAAAAGCAAGGTGTTGGAAGCACCTTGCAACAAGAAAATAAAAATTTAATATTCTAGAACACGTCTATTATATTACAAATACAGTTCAATCTCAACATATTTAGACATAATTCTACAAATTTACAGATAGTTGTAGTAATGAAGGTTCTAGTGGTGTGTCTTCTGCCACGTACTGTAATGAAAAAGGGGAAGTAATCGTAAGAATTTCGGAGTGTGTTTGTTTCGTTGTGACTCCATCAATAACCTCATCAACAAGTGATTGTGCTAAACTTACGACTTCATGTGACTGCTATGGTCATGCACAAAAAATATAGAGTGGTGGATGCCTGTTGAGGAAGCGTTATAACCGTTGAAGGAGTGGACTCAATCCAGCACACCACGGAATAAAATTACTACGGTAACTTTGCAGAAAGGAACGTAGGACAGAGAACATCTTTAAGGAGAGTTCTTTTTTTATTACACTATCAAGGGGCAGGTGAGATAGTGAGTGGTCTGGAAACTGTACTTAGTATTGAAAATGTATAGTTAAGCCTTTCTAGGTCTTAAACTACCTTAGTATGAAAATGTTTTCATTATATATGAATAAGGAGATAGTATATACAAATATAAGTAATATAAATAATAAAAAGAGAGATAATATAGGTAGAATAATATACGTGTGTAGAGGTATCAATATTAGTATGAATAAAAATAATAAGTATAAATATAAAAAGAAAACTAATAAAGTTTTAACTAAAAGACAGAAATTAGAAAAGAAATTTAGAAACGTAAAACGTGAATATCTGAGATGTTCAAGAATGTTATTCCACTGTAGAAATGATTTAAAGAATATGATTAATCCAGAACTAATTAGACAAAAAAAAGAAAAGATAGCACGTTTGGAAATTCAAGTAGAAAAACTCAGAAAAAAGGGAACTGAGTTACTGGATCAAATAGATGAAATTAAACAACAAAAATCATAAGAGGTTTAATACCTCTTTTTTTTATACGTTTAGAATATACCACTATACCTATAAGTATAATTTATTCATATTAATTAAATTAGAAAATTAATAGCAACTTTATTGATATTTTACATATAATTTAATATAGATGATGAGGGGGAATGGTTATGGCTAAACAAAATCCTAAGTTTACACGTAAAGTATTAACTTCATATACAATTGAGGGTGAATATACGAATAATGGAACTATCGTCACTGATGATGGTGAAGAACGTGATTTATTAGCTGACTTACGAACATTTAATAATTGTTATATTAAAGTTACAGTTAAACAAGTGGAAGAAGATGAGTAATTCGTCTTCTTTTTTTATTTATAGAAAAATGTAATAAAGTAACAAAAAAAACAAAATATTTCATAATATATGGTAAAATAATAAAAAGATATTAATTTGCAGAGAGGGATAGAGTTGTATGAAATATGACAAATTTATTTATAGATTTTTAGATAAAAAGGGTAAAGTAATATATATTGGTAAAACAAAAAATTTAATCAAGAGAATACAATCGCACAAAACACAAGGTCATCTACCTCGCGACTGTTATGATAAGATAGAAAAAATTGAATTTTTAGTTTTTTGTACAAAAGCCGATCATGATATTGCTGAACAGTATTATATTCAAAAATATCAACCCACATATAACACTTTTCAAACTAAACGAAAACTAACTTTTCCCATTCCGTTTTTAGATAATCAAAAATGGCTATGCTATCAAAAAACCAAAACATTTATTGCCTATAATTTTGTTAGTAAGCAAGAAGAAACCTATTATCTCTTAGATTCACATTTTTTAAAAGAAGATGAGGTGTTAGAGTCTATAAAATCGAATCCGAATTCTATTTTAAGACTGTCTAAACCTACTGAAACAATGATTCTTACAGCATTAAAATTCAAAGGAAGTTTAATAGAAGCAATTGCAGATAAGACTGATGAATACTGTGAAATAGCTTCACAAACCTACCCACCAAGTATTAAATATATGAAAAAACCAACAAATCAAAGTTGTCTAGAAAATATGAACCGACTTAATGCTGAGATTAAATTAATCTTATTAAAAAACGGATTGTTAATTAAAAATGTTAAATATATAACCCCTGAATTAGCAGAAATTGCAGTTAAACAGAACGGATTAGCTTTAAGATATATACCCGAAGAAATACAAAATGATGTTATTTGCAAATATGCAATTGAACAAAATGCTAACGCGAGTAGATATATAAAATATAAAAAAGACGAATTATTAACCGATTAAAATACACATTTTAGAATCAAAAATAGCCCATTTTTGGGCTTTTTTTAACGATTTTTAGCTGTTTTTTAGAGTTTTTTATTGACAAAATAAAATATTTATGATTTTTTTCTATAAAAAAGACCGATATTTTCGGTCTTTTTTTTATTTTAGAATATAAATTTAAGTCTCTAGTATAATGGTTTCATACATTAAGAAAGACGGTGAAATCATGAGCCAAACTACTTTAGATAAAAAAGAAGTAATCATTGAACGTGGTGGTGTAGATCACATCGGATTAATGCTTAATAACGTTAAATTAATTCGTGACATTATCGAGGGATTACAAAAAGAAGGGGTAGAAATCACATTATTTGATGATTTTATTAGTTTTCGTAAAGATAACGTAGGGATAGATTTACAAATTAAGGAGAGATAATGATGATTAAAATTGAAGATGAACGTTATGTAGGTGGTACACCTTATGCCTCAGTATTAGAAGTAAGCGGAATTATGGGTGCTTTACATGGTATGCGTAATCCAAAGAACTCATGGCGATTAGCTGATAGTTATATCAATGAGAACGGTGAAACTGTTATTGGTGAAAATGATATGCGATTAGCTCAGACTTTAATTAAGGCAGGGCCAGAACATCGTAAATTTTTACGCATGATCCATGTGCAGTTTGATATTAATTTGCCACGTTATGTTTGGTCAGAATTAGATACATATGGTTATGTAGTTCGTAATAGCTGTAGCACTATGCATAAATTATTAAACAATGATGATGAAAAAGACTGGAAAGAAACTATTTTAGACGAACTTTTATATACACGTGGAGATATTCAATTAGAAAACTTTTGGGTGGCTACTGAAGATGTTGATATTGTATTAGATTGCATTAGTCGTTTAAATTCAATCAAGCGTGAATATTTCGCTACAACTAAAACATCTGAACGTAAGCATTTACGCAGACGTGCTAAACAAATTTTAAATGAGTCATGGTTACAAATGCGAACACTTGATACGAATTATGAGCAGTTACGAAACATTTATTTACAACGCAGACACCACTTATTAGACGTTGAATGGCAGTTGGTATGTAAGATGATTGAAAGTTTACCATACGCTAAAGAATTAATTTTATATGGAGTTTAAGAACAGGTTAATCCTGTTCTTTTTTAGAATAAAAACGCTATAAAATAGGTACAATGTTTCAAATGCTAAAGGGGGGAAGGCTATGAGTCGTAGTCTTAGACATATTAGACGAGAGTTAGGCATTAAACGTAGAAGAAACACTTATTCTATTGCATATAGTCAAAGTGGGCAACAGTTATATCCTAACAGTCTAAATGCCTTTTTTCGTGATGCAGACGCAATATTAAAACACCCACGATTTGAACATTTGCTTATTTTTATCAAAGGTAGAGAAATAGCAACTATTGATATATTAAGATCAGTCAAATTATATCATTATGGTCAAAACGATTATCGCTATATCATTTTTGAAGGTAAGAATTATTTCTTACATAGAATTATTGCTGAAGCTAAATATCAGAGACTAATCAGAAAAAGTGAAAGTGTACACCATATTGATAATGATAAATTTAATAATATGCCAGATAATTTACAAATTATGACTAAGAAAGCTCATAAAGCACTTCATAGAAAAGAGAGGAATAAATATGGAAACTAGACCATTATTCATAGATGATTTTGAACCAATTGAACCTTGTCGGCTAACTTATAATGTATTTACCGACTTTACAACTGAATTAGCAGACGATTTCCTTAACTGGATTTTTGAAGTAGAAGAATATAATGATTATTTAGAAATGTTGGGAATGGAGTTGCCTGCTGTAACTATTAACATCATGTCTAATGGCGGGGATTTATTTGCTTTATTTGCTATGATTGATGGTTTAAAGTTATTAAATAACAAAATCATTACACGTGCATTCGGTATTGTAGCTTCATCTGCATTCTTCTTATTTTTACATGGTGATGTGAGAATTGCAGGGCCAAAGGTGTGCTTCCTATATCATAAGATTTCAATGGAATTGCCACTAACAAGTTTGAACTCAGTGCATAAACAGGTAAGTGAAATGTATCATTATCAAGACAAACTAGATCAGTTTGTTGTAAATCAGACTAATATTACACAAACACAGTTAGATGTTTATGATAAAGAGGATTGGCTAATCTATTATGACGAAGCTAAGGAACTTGGAATTGTGACGGAATAATAAAGAGGTGAACTACCTCTTTTTATTTTTATCTAAAAAGGGTAAAATTAGTATATAAGTTAGGAGGGAAAAGATGTTTGTGATGAGAAAGAGAAATTCATGTCATATGTGCGGTGAAACAAGCGGTGAATTAGTACAGTTTGGTGACTATTATTTCTGTTCTTTTGAGTGTTTTGAAAAGTTTGCAAATTCTATACCGATGGAAGAATTTAATGAAATAGCGAAAATAGATGCGGAAAGACGAGAATCAGAGTCGTATTCTAGGAAAAGAACTTTAGAATGGGCAAGATTTATACAGGACACATTCATGTTACTATTCTTTATTCCATTCGAATTACTTTATATCTATAACAATTATCAAGACGGGATAACTAAATCTGATTTGTTTAATATATTGATAATGTTTGTAGCGATTTTTGCATGGGGATTAACTGTAGGTATTAGATTACCTGAAAAACGGAGCGAAAATTAATTTTTAAAAAATTAATATAAATAAGTCAACTTTTCATTAGTTAGAACATATATACTAATGAGGTGATTGTTTATGAAAAATAAAAAAGTTAAAAGTAAACATTTAGGCGGAAATTGGTATAGTGGAGAATGTGGAGATTACACGTTTCAAGCTAAAGCATTCGTAGAACCGTCAGATTATGGAATAGATTGTGGCAAGGTTAGTAAATTGCATATTCAAAAAGATGATGAGTGGCGAGTTAATTATGATCGTGGTTGGGAGATAATACCTAGACCAGAGGATTATGAAGCATATGATGCTATTATGGATCATTTAAATAGTAGACCATTGTGGCCATTTGATTTTGAGTGAAAGATGGAGAAGTCCATCTTTTTTTATTTAGCACAATAGAAATAAAAACTGGTATAATATGTATGATTATTGTAAAACAGAGGTATAAATATGAGAAAAGAAGATATTGCAAAATTCAAAAAATCTTGTGAAGTAGCTAAATCAAGAAATGATGATGATAAAACATCATTTGAAATTAGAGTATTTGACTACAATACAAACAATGCATTTTACAAAACACTAACTAAAAAGGAATTTATTGCATTAGTTGAAGATGTTGATGGAATAGATGATCCTGGAAATTGGTGTTAATTAAATTTTGGGGGATAAGTAACAGTAATATGACATTTACAATTGAAGAGTTGACTCTCATACAAACTGCTTTAGAACTTAGAAGTAGTTCATTATATCATCTTGCTATCACTCAAAGAGAGCATGGAAATCATTTATATAAGAAGAACATGGAAAAGGTTGAACAGATTGATAAAATTGTTAATAGAATTGTAGATTACAAATCACAAACTTTACAAAAAATGTAAAATATTGTATAATTAATTGGTGATTCTTCCAAGAATTACGCTCCATTGCTTATAAACATATATCATATCTGTCACAAGAGCATTGTACAAACCCGTAGTACAATGCTCTTTCTTTTGTAATTAATGGAATGTATAGCTGTCGTATTGATATTTCTTTTGACTATGTTTATAATTCAATTAATAATAAAGATCGTTAGGAGAAGTAGATCATGTTTATAAAGATTAATAATAACACATACAACTATGATAAATTTAATAAGATTTCTATATCAACGGAAACTAATTGCATATCAGGACTTAATTTTGTTGCTAAAATTTCATTTCATGGTCACATTTCAGATGATACTTGCCATGAGTTTTTAAGTATATATATAAGAGCCGAGAAAAGCCTAACATATACAGGTTTTTCAATGAATGTATTTACACCTAGTTCAATAGAAATAATAACAAGTATCATTGCTTCATATTTAATTCAAAAAATTAAAGATGGTATGGATCGCACAAAAGAACATACAGAAGAAGAAACTTTTGAAATAACTTATGATAAAGTTTCATTTTGGTTAACTATGTGTAAACAAATGCTTTCTTCGATTACAGAAATATGTAAGTTGGAATTAATCACTAGCAGCGATTATTCGTCATATGTAATAGAATAGTTGTCACATAAATTTTAATCATCCTCATATACTATTAATATAAAAGTGTAAAGGGGATGTTTTTATGGATGAATTAATATCACCAGATGCAGAAGATTTCTATTGGAATATAGGTTGCAGAGATTGTAATTTAATACATTACATGTATTGAACAAGGGTTTTTGAAATGGTATAATTTACTTGTCGTTTCTTTAAAGCATGATGTAAATGATAAATACAATCGCAAAAAGACACTGTGTTTTCTGTCATTCACAGTGTTTTTTACTATAACCGATTAAAAAGTTACTTTTATAAGCTAAAATTCGTTAATTTTAGCTTTTTTTATCAAAAAATTTAGAATATAAATCGAATTTATTTGTATAATGTCTGAAATTTATGCATTTTTGGGGGCATTATATAATGAATTTGCTAGAGAATATGGATCATGAACTATGGGAAAGTAAAAATGTTATTTATTGTTATACCAATAAAATTAATGGGAAGAGATATGTGGGACAGACAGTTCAAAAATTAAGAAAACGTCATAATCAACATTTTAGTGGTGAACAATTAATTGACAGAAAAATAAAACAATATGGTGTCGAAAATTTCAAATTAGAAATTTTACATTTTGCTGATACATATTCAATTGATATACTAGAAAGACATTATATTCATTCCTTAGATACGTTTGTTAAAAATGGGAAAGGATACAATGTTTCTTCGGGTGGTCATAATGGAAATCCGTTTATAGGTAAAACAAAGGAAGAAATGTCGGGTATTTTTGAAAAAAGAAGTACACCTGTTGTCGGTGTAAACCTTAAAACGGGTGATATTTTAAGGTTTGGTGGAGCAAAAGAAGCCGAACGATTAACAAATAAAAAATTTTGTAATAGTAAAATTATTTTGTGTTGTAAAGGTAAAAGATTGACTCACAAAGGTCATAAGTGGTGGTATGCTTCAGATTTTGATGAAAATAATATAGATTTTTCTGTTGAAAAAAAAATAACAAATAAAGAAATTGTAGGAATAAACATTATCACAAAAGAAGTTTTGTTTTTTAATTCGGCACGTGAAGCGAATAGGTATTCTGAAAATTTCAGGTATAAAAATATAAGTTTGTGTCTGAAGGGTAAAAGCAAAACTTGTGGTGGTTATAAATGGTATTACAAAGAAGATTATGAAAACTTAACAGATGAAGAAATTAAATCTATCACTAAGAAAGAGCCTAAAAAGTTTGTTGCTGTTTCTATAAAAGATAGTAATGTTAAAATTCATTATAATGGAATTGCTCAAGCGAGCAGAGATGGATTCATATCAACTTCAATTTACAGTTGTTGTGCTTATAATCACAACCCGATAGAGTTTTTAAAACAACATAAAATAGCTCACAAATCACATAAAGGTTATAAATGGTATTATGAGGAAGACTGTGACAGAATAGAAGAAATTGATAATTTTGTTCAAAAATTAGAAAACGGAAAATGGAATAAAAATTCACTTAAAGGCATAGTAGCTATATCTATAACAAATGGAGAAATATTATTTTTTGAAAATATAAGACGAGTAGCCGAAGCAAACTTCCATACTGGAAATGTTCACAAATGTTGTCGAAAAGAAATAAAGACTTGTAATGGTTATAAATGGTATTACGAGGAAGACTATAACAATATGAGCGAAGATGATATAAAATTAGAAATCAGTTTAATTTCTAGTAGTGTTAAAAGTGTAGTCGGTGTATCTTTGGAGGATAATAAAAAAATATTCTATACTTCTATCCGTGAAACAATAAAAGATGGCTTTGATAGCTCAAGCATATCTAGATGTTGTCAATATCATAGTGATCCTGTAATATTTTTTGAAAAACATAAACGTCATATTAAATCACATAAAGGTTATAGATGGTATTATGAAGAAGATTGTGACAGAATAGAAGAAATTAATATTGTGGTACAAAGATTAGAAGAAGAGACCAATAAGATAAAAATTTTATTTAAAAATATAATAGCCGTGTCTGTAAAAGATGGGAAAGTATTATTTTTTGAAAATTCAAGCCAAGCAATTAAAGAAGGGTTTCATTCGAGTGCTATTCACAAATGTTGCCGAGGAGAATTAAGGACTCACAAAGGTTATAAGTGGTATTACAAAGAAGATTATGATAATGTGAGTAATAATGACATAAAATTAGAAGTTGACATGATTTTGAATAAGGGTAAAAGTGTGGTTGGTGTATCTGTGGAGGATAGTGATAAAAAACTATTCTATGATGCTATTGCGCATGCTGCCAAAGATGGATTTACGACTTCGCCAATATCTAGCTGCTGTAAAGGAAAGAGAAAGACTCATAAAGGTTATAAATGGTATTACAAAGAAGATTATGATAAAATGATTACAGAAACCAATTAAAAAATAACTTTTAATAGTAGAAAAGGGAGTAAATATGAAGAGTTTAAGGGATTATTTAGATTTATTAGAGGTGGCAGGATTAACAGACGCAGATGTTTTAACTGATACAATTCAAAGGTATCGTGAAAATATGGCTATGATGCCTAAAGAAGAATATAAAGGTAAGTTTGAGGAATATATCTTAGACATAGATACCCAACATTTAGATAGTGAACGTATTATTTACCAATTTGAAAATGGTTATGGTGCATCTGTTATCAGGAATTTATATTCATATGGTGGCCCACAAGGGAAGTATGAGCTAGGGTTAATGCGTAATGGACATTTAGAGTATAATAATGTATTAAATGACAGTAATGATCCAATTTACGGCTACTTAACATGGGTAGATGTGTTGGAATTATTAGAACAAATTAAAAATTTACCAAAAAAAGGAGCTTAATAAGCTCTTTTTTATTAGAATTAATGTATACATTTTAAATCTATTACATACATTGTGATATAAGGCAAATATGTGAAAGGATGATTTAAGTGAATACTTTAAATTTAGGAGATGTTGTGAAATTAAAAACTGTTTCAGAGATTTTATTTAACAGCGATTATGGTTTTATGTATGAGGATGACGAGGACGATGAAGATGTTGTATACAATTATAGATATAATATGAATGTTATTTTAGATGATGAGTTTGACTATTTCAATAATACAGAAGAATGTATGGTTAAAGAAATCACCACTATAAGAAAATATATTGATGAAAAAGAAGTAGAATATACGACTTATACATTAAGAACAAAAGATGGTGATTGTCTATGGAACATATTCTCAGATATGTTCGTAACAAAAGATGAAATAAGAATTATTGATAAAATTAATATGGCTAGATTTTTACTTAATGAAAGAATTATTGGTTTTGAAGGATATGTAAAAGTTAAGGAAATGAGTATTTCAGAAATGAATGTCTACTTACAAAGTATTGTATCAGAATATGAATTTGAACAATTAGACGATCACCATTTCAATGTGAAAAGAGCTTGTTAAGCTCTTTTTTTATTTAGGATATAAGTATAATGTTTTCAGTATAATGTCTACACAACAGCGTTGAACTTGCTGAAAGGTGTAGATATGCAGTTTAAGTTTGATTATACCTTAGATTATAAAGAACGTAAAAAAGCTGTTGAGGAATATCAAGATCAAGTTGGTATTCATAATTTATCTGAATCAGAAATAAATAAGCTATGGAAATATGTCTTATTCCAATATGAAAAAGAAGTCAAAGCAAGAGACAACGCTGAGGAATTAGACAAGCGACACTATAAAGCATTAGTAGATCATAGCAACGGTATTAAAAGTTTCATTAGTGCTAAACGTGGTACAAATTATGTTGAACATAGGTATGCCATTTTTGATGAAGAAACTGAACTTAAAAATCAGATGAAGAAAATAAACTATGATACTAAAGAAGTCATTGATAATAATATCGCAGCATATGAAAATTTAAAAATAAACTTAAAAGTAAACGTCAGATTAAGAGATAGATTAATTGAAAATGGTATTAAAACACCTCAATCACACATTTTCAAATCCATTAATGAAGATATAGTCGAGTGTAAAAAAGGATTGATTGTAAATCCTGTGAACATTTCAGAAGGAATACGATCAAAATATGATAGTTTAAGTGGTGTAGACTTAGACTATAGTAATAAAGAACTTGTTAAGACTATCTTAAAGAACTGGAAGATGATTTCATTAGCAGCAGAAAATAATCCAAAGAATATTTTATATGATATTTATTTAGATTTTAAACAAGCGCATGAAACTGTTAACTTAACACCAATACAAAGAGAGTTATTGGAAGAAATTTTTGATGGTCAGAGTGTAGATAAGACACAACAAGGTAATTTTGAGAGCATTGTAAAGAAATACTGCTCAATTTTAACCCCTAGTATAGTTTAAAAATTAACCCCCTACCCTCTCAGAAAATTAAAACCCCCTCCACCTGGGGAAAACGAATTTTTAACCCCCCTGCCTTCAGAAAAATCGTGTTTTGGTATTATATGGTATTAAAATTTTTTGGAAAATTTTGAAAAAAATAACAAAATATTCATGACAAAAACGTTTTTTTCTTATATAATATTAGTAGGGGAGTTGTTCATATGACCGTTTCCAATCTAACTAAACGCAGAGTAATGTTAGATGCGTTGATAAGGCTTGAACGAATTAAAAAAAACACTGAGGGAATATTAGCACAAGCGTTTATGTGCAGGGATGTTTCATTACTAGAAGAATGCATTTTGATTATTGATAAAATCAAGATCATTCAAAAACTAATCACTTCAATACTATCTAATTCATAACTTTTTGAGGGAGATCATGCAAATGGTCTCTCTTTTTTTATTGTATTTAAGACGGGTTTAGCTCAACTTAATTTGGTTCACTATGCATAAAAAATCAAAATCAAATATAAAAACGAATGATGGAAATTTTGCGTTGTGCTGTGGTGCGTTGTGTTGTGTTGACCAC